ATACCGTTACAAAAATTATATTTATATATTATGAGAAATTTATCTTATATACATAATACTATATATAAATAATAAAAAAGAAAATAATGAATTACAAAATATTGACTAATTTAGAAGGAAGGAAGAAATTTTTTTTAACTATATTATAAGAATTATTCTGAACCTGTATTTGTAGCTTCTGATAAAGAAGATAAAATTTCTTCTTTGTCTTGCATATTTTCATCTACTAAATTTAAAGCATCCATATTTATATCAGAAAGAGAATCTGTTAATTCACTTTCAGATTGAGGGCAATATCCGTCTCTATCATTCCATTTAAAAACTAATTGATAAACTTCTCTAGGTGGAGATGACAAAAAGTAATCATTTAATTCCATAGGTGGTGTTCTATGAAATACTCCTAGATTATTAAAAGCAATTGCGATATAATCATTACCATCTATTTTTAGATTTATTCTTCTTGGTTTATTTTCTTTACTATAAAATCCCGAATTTCCGAAAGCATCCAATTCTTCGTTCGATTTTGGAAAATATTCCCCAACCTGAGAAGCAAACTCGGGAGGTTTTTGACCTTGAGGAATTATAAAAACACGAATATCTCTGTTTGTTAAATGGGGTGAAATCATATTACCTGGGTTAATATCTTGGTGCCATGGTGAATCTCCACCAGTGCTTAATAATTGATTTATAATTCTGAGACTGAAGGATACTTGAAAGTGAGCCCCAGAAACATACATTCTCCTTGGAATATTATCATTAGTTAGTAATTTAAGACTTGGTAATAATCCCTGATAAAGTAAATGTAAATCATTTTCATATTGGGGAGTGTGGGCACCTATATTTTGAGGGACTAAACTTCTGGTATTTATTATTTCTTCAACAGAACGATTATTATAATCATCTACATAACTTTCCCTTTCCTGACCTAAAGAATTCACATAGTTTTGATAATATTTTGGATAGTAATCAAAATAGCTTTCTATACCTTGAGAATCATTTAAATTTAAAACCAGAGATATTTTTTTCTCACAAAAAGATGTATAAGCAGTATATTCTTCAAATGAAAGAGGGACTAATGAAATACCCAAAGTTTCTGATTTCATAAGAGTTGAAGCATAACCAATATTTACATCTGGAGGAATTAAGGCTTGATCACTTGTGGGTTGTATTACTGCTTTTTTTAAGAGAATACTAAATAGTACCCAAAAGACTATTAATGTAAAAGTAATGTTCTTTAAAAAATCTTGTGGATTACCTCCTGACTGTTTACGTTTTCTTTTAGTTCTTTTAACTTTTTTTCTATTATTTGTTCTTTTTCTACTATATTGTTTTTTTTTACCAATTTTCTTTTTGTAGTGTTTGGATTTTAAAGTTTTATTTTTTGTAATTGTCATATTAATATAATAAATATAATAAAATTAATGTTTAAAAATATCTTAATTTATATATATATCTAATATTATGTGCGGGATTTCCGGATTATATGATAAAAACAATAATGATAATAATATAACCCATATAGTTTCAATATTAAAAAAGCTTCAACATAGAGGAAAAGATAGTTGTGGTATTTCATTCATAAATAAAGATAATATGGAAACAATTAAGAATAAAGGGACAGTTAAAAGGGTATTTGGTTCGGGGATAATTAAAGATAATATTAATATGTGTATCGGTCATGTAAGGTATACAACGTCTAGTGGTAATGGTGGCGAATCAAGTGAGATACAACCATTAAATAATGATAATATAAGTTTAGTACATAATGGAAATATTCCAAGTGTAACTGGTCATGATACAACACATATATTTAATATTCTTAGTAATTCTAAAGATATTGAAAAATCATTGATAGAAATAAATGAGAATATATCAGCATCATATTGTTTTATAATTATGCATAATGAAAATATGTATGTTATGAAAGATAGATATGGAATTAGACCATTATCATATGGTTATAAAGACGATAAAATTATAGTTTGTTCAGAAACGATTGGATTAGAAGGATGTACAAATATTACAGAAGTAAAGAGTGGGGAATTATTAAAAATAAATAAAGATGGTATAAAACAAATTTATCAGAATAATAATTCTGTTGATGGAATATGTTTATTTGAATTGATATATTTCATGAATCCTTATAGTATTTATAATGATATATTGATTAAAGATTATAGAAGGAAACTTGGAGAAACATTGGCAGATAAAAATAATTTGATCTTAGATGAAAATTTTATAGTAATCGGAATACCTAATTCGGGGATAGAGGCTGCGAAAGCATATTCAGAAAAATTAAATATCAGATATTCTCAATCAATTACAAAAAACGATAAAAATAATGAAGGAAGATCATTTATTTTAAAAACAAATGAAGAAAGAAATAAAGTTTGTAAAAAATTTGTATATAATACATCTGAAATAAAAAATAAAAAAATTATCATTGTTGATGATACAATTGTTAGAGGTAATGTTATGAAGAATATAATTAAAAATGTAAAAGAAATAGGTATAAAAGAAGTACATGTTAGAATACCAGCTCCACCTGTCGTAGATATATGTCAATTGGGGATAGCTATAAATTCAAAAGAGGAATTAATAATGAATAATAGGAATGTAGAAGAAGTTTCTAAGATATTAAATATTGAATCATTACAATATTTAGATTTAAAAGAATTAACATTTTTTCCTTCTGAAGGATATTCTGAATGTTTCGGAGGAGGAATAAAAGAAGAAATAATAAAGAGTGTTATTTAATATGGTTTATTAATATTAAAAAGATTATAGATATTAAAAGGATACATTTAAAATTGTAATTATTTTCATTATTATAATTTATATCTTTTGTAGTTTTAGTAGCTAATTCATAATTATTATTTCTTTCATATTCAAGACTACCTGAACCTGGTTCTGAACCTGATTCTGAAATTTTATTATTTTTATATGTATAATAGTTATCATCTGTTTCTAAATCAACACCATTACTTTCATCAAAGGTACTAAATAATCCCCCCCATATAATATAATTTAATCGCAAAAATTAAGTATAATGATTATGATAAATAGTATTAATATTAGTAAGTGTAAATTTATATCTTCTTCATTTTTACTATTATTTTCGAATCCTTCAAAGAGATGTTTATATTTTTGTTTTATTTCATTCGAATATTCTATCTTTAATGGTGGTTTTTTCTCTAATCTTCTAATACAAAAATCTTTAAAAAAACCAGTCTTAGAATTACATCTTTTTAAATGATTAACATGTTTTTGTGTGATTCCATTATTTATTAAATTTAAATTTATAGGTTTTACATTACCTTGTAATATTTTGAGAAATGCTGGAATACCTTTATTATGACCTTCAATCCTTTGATAACAGAGTTTTTTCTGATTAATCTTTTTTAAAGATCTACAAGCATTTAATCTTTTAGAGAATTTGTACCTTTCAGCATCTGCTTTACTTGGGGGTTTAATATTTTCAGCAGATACGAGTCTATTAATACTAACCATACCTCCAGAAACCTCCATTTTTAATTTATTATTCATTGGTCCTCCACATAAACTTTTACAAACTCTTTCTTTTCTATCTGGATTATTTTTAACATCATCCATAACTTTATCTACATTTTCTTTTAAATTTAATTTGTGTTTTTCTTCTAATTCATTTAACTTTATTTTATGTTCTTTTTCTAATTCATCTTTATCATCCTCTAATTTATTAATTTTTTCTCTCAATACTTTTTCCATTTCTTGATAAGAACGAACTTCTCTATCACATCTATCATCGCATTCTTCATCACTTATACCGAAAATACAAACCATATATAATATAATATAATATTTAAAAAAATGATATAAATATACATTTATTAATAATGAAAGAGTATAAATATCTGATAATCTACAAAGAGACTGGGGAAGCAATGACAAAGAAAAATTGTAGGGAGATATCTGAATTTATAGGATTTATATATCCTGAAAAAACAATTAGTCATAATACAGTTTCAAAAAGATTAAAAGAAAATGAAAAAAGATATTTTGAATATTTTGATTTAATAATTAAAGAATTAATATGGTAATTAATCATTTAACATCGTCTCAGTCAAGTGAGACTATGATAAATTAGCAGAAGAAGCTAAATCCTCTAATTGAGGATCGTTATCTATTTCCCCTTCAACTGCTGCTGGTGTTTCTGATGGTGTTTCTGCGACTGGTTCAGTTGGTTGTTCTTCTGATGGTGTTTCTGCTGGTGTTTCTGCCGCCGATTCAGTTGGTTGTTCTGCTGCTGTGTCTGCGGTTGGTTCAGTTGGTTGTTCTGCTGTGTCTGCACCCTCTACTTGTGCAACAGGTTCTTCTGTTGGTTGTTCTGCCGCCGTTTCTGCTGCTGTGTCTGCTGGTTCAGTTGGTTGTTCTGCCGCTGTTTCTGCTGCTGTGTCTGCTGGTTCAGTTGGTTGTTCTGCCGCCGTTTCTGCTGCTGTGTCTGCTGGTTCAGTTGGTTGTTCTGCTGTCGATGTTTCTGCGGGTGTTGACGATACATCCGGTACCGAAGTATCAACAGCACCAGAAATAGCATCTACAGTATCATTTCTATTCTTAATTTGATCAATTTCACTCTTAAGAGTTGTAATTGTTCGTTCTAATTCCGAAATCTTACTGTTAGTCTTTTCAGATTCTTCTGTAATTCTTTCCTTGGCTTGATTCGAGAGATTATCCATAGATTCTTTGAGTTTAGGATATACTTCAAGTTCCATTTTCTCAAGACCATCTTCAACATTCTTTCTTATACCAATAATGTCTGCTTTTAATGTTTCTTGAACCTTTAATGCTTGTTTTTCATTTTGTGCCGTTAATATAACTTGTAATTGATCAGCACTAAGACCTTCTTTCTTACCAATACCCAAAATACCCGAACTTCCTTTAGCAAGTTTCATAATATCCATATCCATTTCATGTATCTCTTTACGATCTTCTTTTTCCATAGCACGTTTAAGAAGTAATTGATTGAGTTCATCTTCTCTCTTTTCGAGTTCAAGTGCCCTTTGTTCTGCCCTTTCAATTCTTTTTCGTTCTCTTTCATCGGCTTGTTCTTGTGTTTCATAAAATCTTCTTTCAATGTTCTTTGTATTTCTTTGGAAATCTTTAATATCTTTGTCTAATGATTCTAAATTAGCTCTATTTTTAAGTCTTAATTCTTCAAACTTCATTAAGTATTCATCGGTTAATGATAATTGAGGATTTTCACAATCAAGAATATAGTTAATTAAATATTGTTTTCTGAAGTTTGTATCTGGGATTTGAACTTTAATAGTTTGACCTACAGATACTCCTTGTGGTATAACAATTTCATAATCATTTCCAAGACTATCTTTAACTTTCATAGTTTCTCCAGGTTGACCAGTTACCTGAACATCTATAGAAGCACCTTCTCCGGGGTTAGAATCTTTATAAACCATTAAAATTGTATCACTTACAAACTTATCAATAGACTCTTTTAATACACCAATATCTTCAGTAATAAAAGATAAAAGTTCAGGAATTTCTTTAGATTGTAATTCTTGTGAACGTTGTTCTCTTTCTTTTCTAATTTTTTCTGAAAGACTTTTATGACCATCTATAAAAGTTTTATCTTTTAATTCTGGTGTTGAGTCCATATGAGTAATGATATTAACATAATCAATCATTCTTCTTTTATAAGATGAAACCCTTGATTTAATATTATCTTTTTGTGCGTCTGGTTCTTCTGGTTCTCCTATGAATACTGTTGCTGCGAGTAATTCATCTTCAGATGTTGGACCGACCGATGATGTTAAGAATTCATAATAACCACCTTCAATAAGTTTCTGGGCATACATTTGACATAATTGAGTATCGCAATCTGCTTTTTTAGTAATTTTCTTTCTTCTTCTTCCATCTTTAATATGTTTGTCCCACATTTTTTTGAGAAATCCTCTGCTTCTACGTTTTTTACGAATATCTTCGGGTGTTTTAAGGTTTGTATCTTTTAATGAACCTTGACCAACTTCTTCTGCTCTTTTAATTTCCTCGATCATTTTTTCTGCTGAAGCACCTACATTTGCTCCGCTTGCGGCTTGAAGGGATGCTAATTTAACATCATCATTATTAATTTTAATTTTCGCCATATCTAATGCTTGATTGGCTTGTAATTCTCCCTTTCTACTTTCTTTATACTGATCTGCTAATGACTTCATTTTATTTTCTTGACCTTGATCTAAAGATTGTTGCAAGTCTTTATTAGCATCAATTTGTCCTTGAGTCGCTTGTTGAGCTCCTTTTAGTTCTTTCTTAACTTTATTACGTTTAAGGAACTCCGGTATACCACCTTTTTGAGATTCATATGAAACCAGAGGTGTACGTTTTGAAGAAAGTCTTCTTTTTCTCATAGAACGTTCTTTTTTTCTAGATTGACGGTTTGACCTACGGGCATTTTTTTTATTTGTTCTTCTTTGTTTACTGATTACTCGTCTTTCTTTACCTCTGGTCCTTATTTCACGTTTGGATTTAGTAGATCTCTGACGAATTTTTCTAACTGTCCGTTTCTTGGTATTCATATAATAAAGCATATATAAAAATTATATATAGTCTCTGAATAATATTTTTGCCCTCGATACATGTGTACTAAATAATTCTTTAATGATTGCTTCTTCTTGTTTAACAAGATCATTTATTTCTTCTCTTATTCTATCTGCTTTCATTTTGTTTTCTAATTTTATATCTCTTTTTTTAACTTCTTTTGGTACAGTTGCTTCTAAACTAACTTTTTGTAATTGTTTTGATAGAGCTTCTATTTCACCTCTTATTTTTTTTACTTCTGATAGAATATCTTGATTTGTTTTTTTCATTTCTTTTGATTCAAGATTCATTAGTTCTTTTCTTTTTTTTTCTTCTAATTTTTCTTTTTCTTTTTGTTCTTTTGATTTTATTTGTTCTTCTTGTTTTTCTTTTTCATCATTTTGATTTGATGATAATCCTAATCTATTAGCAAAAGTTTTAAATGGTGGTTTTTCAAAAGCTAATTTAATTTCTCTTATTCCGTAATTAATACTTTCAGCATCACCTTTTCCTTCTTTTAACGATTTTTCTAAATATGCTATTAATTCCTTCATAATTTTAATAACACGACCTTTTGGAAGTGTTAAAGGTACCGTTATATTATCTTCTTTGAATATCTTACCTATATTTTCACCTTTATAAGTTTTCCACTTTCTATTTTCAAAATTATAATAATCTGAAAATACATTTATAATAGTACCAAAATCATAATTATCAATTAAATCTGGCATAATGAAATTAGAATAAGGGTCCCGATGATCACCTTTATCTTCTATTTCTAAATTTTCTGCTATAATATCTTGATCTTTTACATATCTGGGATCATTTTTACTAAAAACTGATAAATTTTTATGTCTTTTCTGTATTTTTTTAAACCAACCATCCCAATCACTTGAACTTGTTAAATCCCCTACATAATCTTCATCAAACATTCTACCTGTAAAAAAATCTGCTAAAGGTCCTCCTCCACTTATTTCATTTCCCCCTTGATATTCTACTTTTTTAAATTTATTCATTTAATATATACAAACATAAAATAATTAAAGGTTAAATCCATATAATTATGTATATAATATGGACAACATTTATAAACAATCAAATGAGACAATAAAAGAGATTATAATTAATCTTGGTATAAATGTATTTAAACTATTAGAATGGGATAAATTAAATGAAGAAGATATTATTAAAAGATACAATAACAATGATAATAATAATTATAGTAATGAATTAAAAGAATATTATGAAACAAAAATTAAAAACATAAATGATAATAATGAAATAACTATTAATAATTTGAAGGATAGAATAAATGAAATGGAGATCAATCGTGATAAATCTATCGGTGATAATATAAAGAATATTGAAAAACTGCATGAATTAGAAAAAAAGAATTTAAATGATAAAATAAAATCATTAGAAGAAAATAATCGTTTAACAGAATTAATTGAAGATAAAATATGTGATAAAAAGGAATTTAAAAACCCAACTGAACAGGGGGATTATGTTGAAAAAATATTTGATGAAATTGTTGAAAAGGGGTTAAAGTATGATACACAAGCAAAGATAAACGATACTAGTGATCATGGTGGGTCTGGTGATCGAATAATTAAATTTAGCAATGGAGTTGTATTGATGATTGAAGTTAAAAATAAAGATACAATAAAGAAGAGTGATATAGATGAATTTAAGAAATGTTATGAGAAAGATTTTAGAGAAAATAAGATAGATTGTGCTTTATTTTTTTCATATAGAACATCTCAAATTCCTAATATATGTAAGGCTATATTACCTGAATTTTATGAAGAAGATAAAGTTATATATTATGGAATTGATGGAGATAATTTAACAAAACCTCAAAAAATAAAGAATATTGAATATATAATTGAGTTTGCTTATAATTCTACAAATAAGAGAAAAAAGAGAAAAATAAATGAAGATAATTCAAGTATAAATGTTTACAATAATTATCTGAGTAATTTAACATCAAGTAAAGACACAATAAATAAAGATTTAAGAGAAAATCAAAAGAAAACAAAGTACAATGAAGAAAAATTATCTGAAATTGATAAAGAATTAAATAATTTATATAGAATGATTCAAATAAATAATATTGAAGTTGAACCCGGATTACTAGATGATAAATTATATAAAAAGAATCTTATAGAACGTATAAAAGAATGGAAGTTATCATCTGAAAATGGTAATAAAAAAGATTGGAAAAAATATTGTATATCTGAGTTAAAATTGGGAGAACGGGATACGGGTAAAATTAAGAATATAAAAATAAATGAATTAAATTAATATCATGTATAATTTATTTTTTCGTATTAAAAATGTAATTTGTTTAATATTTAGATTACGGAGACTTTGTTGTTTTAAAAAAATGAAAGAAACTAATTGTGATTATTTTAATGTAAGTGAAAATAATCCAGAAACACTATTATCTTGGAATATTCAAAGTATGTTTTATTTTACCACACCTTTAAAAGTTAAGAATATAATTAATAAAATTGAGTATTTTGATACTGATGTTGTTTGCTTACAAGAAGTATTTGAAGATAGTGTTAAAAAAAATATAATTGAAAGTTTATCGCATAAATATGGATATTATTTAATTGGAGAAACAGGTAAGAAATATATAGTTGGAGAAGATAGTGGTTTATTGATATTATCAAAACTAAATATAAATTTTATAAAAGAAATTGAATTTTATGATAATAAATGGCCCGATTATATGGCAAGAAAAACCGTAGTATATTTTAAGGTTGGTAATTATAATTTTTCAAATGCTCATATACATTCTAATAATTTAGAAATGGCAGGAAGACATTTAAAAAAGAGTATTGAAAATTCTCCATTTGATAGATATATAATAATGGGTGACTTGAATCATATAAAAGCAGATGAAATAATAAATGTTAAAAATAATAATAATGAACCAACTTGGGGAAACGAAATATTAGATTACATATTACCGATTAATTATAAAGATTTAAAATTTGATGTATCGGTCAAAAAGATTGATTTGACAAACATAACAGATCATTTACCTGTGTATTGTAAAATAACTAAAATTTGAAATAATAAAAGTATTAAAATTACATAAAAAAGAAGAAAGGAAAAAAAGAAAAAATGAACAGTGAGTACGTTAATTCTGTTATTACTGAAATGGGAAAGATGTATGATTTCACAAAATATTGTACGTCAACTATATGTAATTTTGACATTATTGAGATAAGTGATTTGATGATTGATGATTTCAAGCTTTCTATTTTATACAAAGTTTGTTTGTTCGGTTTCATACTTTCCCTGATGATAAGTTTGTTTCAAGAAAAAGCAACAGGAAAGATTGGAATTTTGATTGTGAAAGAAACAAAACTGTACATTTTCTTTATAACACTTTTCATTGTTTATATCATGCTTAATATGAAACCTAGATATTGTGAGATATACCATGGATGTGGTATGGTAGAAAATCTGGTGCATGAAACATACTACCTCCGTAAATCAACATATTATTATTTACTATATGATGATTATTGTCCAACATCATCAGAACTAATTTATAACTATGAGAATAACCATGAAAATATCCTTACCGATGAATGTGGTGAGCATGATAAAGAATGTTGTAAAGTTGATACTATGTGTAATACATTTATTACAGAATATAAATCGGCATTAGAATTTAATAATACTCTTCAAATGCGGGATACAGAAGAACATAAAGGAATATATAAAGAAACTATTCACATAAAAGATATTGGAGAATGTTATAATTATGATTTGGACTCACTCATATATGAATATATAAAAACAGATAGAGAATACTTTAAGAATATGATGAATATTCTAACAAGACTATATTTTATAATTATTTCACTGACTTTTGGTATATCAATGATAATTATTAAATATGAAAATAAAAAACAAAGACATGAAACAGTCCCAGTAAAAGAAAGTGTTTAAGGTTTTGCCGGGATTTGAACCCGGATAGCAGGATTCAAAGTCCTGAATGCTAACCGTTACATCACAAAACCAAGCCGCCAATGAGAATTGAACTCACGACCTTCGCATTACAAGTGCGACGCTCTAACCACCTGAGCTATGGCGGCAAAATTTCCCATACCGGGACTCGAACCCGGGTCGGCTGGGTGAAAACCAGCTATCCTAACCATCTAGACTATATGGGAAGAGTAGAAATATTTCTACATATTAGTTATTTTTTATTTTTAAATAGTTTTAAATATTATTAAATATTATTAAATATTATTAAAATATTTCGCAGAATCGATAGTTTGTTTTAGTAGCATTGAAATAGTCATTGGACCAATTCCCCCAGGGACAGGTGTAATATATTTAACTTTATCTTTTACACTTTCAAAATCAACATCACCAGTTATTTTATTTGATCCTTCTATTTTATTTATCCCTATATCAATAATTATACAATCTTCTTTTATCCAATCCCCTTTAACCATATTTGGAACACCACAACAACTAATAATCATATCTGCATTTATCGTATGTGCTTTAACATCTTTAGTATTTATATTACATATTGTAACTGTTGCCCCCCTTTGTAGTAAAAGATGAGACATAGGTAATCCTACTAAATTACTTGAACCGATAATTGTTACATTCAAACCATTTAATTCGATATTATATGTATTTAAAAGTTCAATACAACCTAGAGGTGTACATGGGACAAATGTTTTTAGATTATGAATTAATGCTCCAGAGCTGGTCATAGTTAATCCATCAACATCTTTAGAAGGACGAATAACATTTAATACACTGTCAGATATATGATCTGGTAAAGGTAATTGAATTATAATACCATGAATAGAATTATCATCATTTAGTCTACTAATATTATATATAAGGGTTTCTTCTAATGTATCATAACTATATTCTAATTTAGTAAATTTAATACCAACTCTTCTACATTCTTTTTGTTTCATTTTAACATATAATTCACTTTCAGGATTATTACCAACTATTATAACAGACAAAGAGGGAATTATATTTTTTTGTTTTAATAAATCAATATCATCTTTATAAGTTTCTATTAAATTATGCGAAAGTGTTTTTCCATCTAAAATAATCATTTTATATTAAGAGTTATTATTTTTTAAATATCATAAAAACTTTATGGATATTAAATTATGATCACTAATATCAGGTATAGTTTTAATCATATTATAATCTTTTACAAATAAACACTTTGTAAATATATAATCAATTCTAGTATCATATCTAGATGTTGGACCTTTATGATCTTGTCCAGAATCTAACCAATGAAAATTTAATTTATCTGTTAATTTAGATGTGGGTAGTTCCCAAAGACTATTTTTCCTTATTTTATGAATACATGCCCATTCTTTTTGAGTGTAATCTTTCCTTGTAAGAGAATTAAAATCACCTAAAAGAATAATGGGATAATCATCATAATATTTATTTATTCTTTGTAAAATATTATCTAATTCTTTTAATCTAATATCTTCTCGTTCATAGTTTAAATGAATATTAGTTACTAAAACGTTAACATGAAGAGGAATTATTAAAATAAATGCAGTAAAGGCTTCATTTGATATATGATAATTTATTTCTTGAAATGGAAACTTTGTCATTAAAAGAGTTCCTTTATTATAAGCATAATTATAAGCATAATTATATCCTTTAACAATTTCTTTTAATTTTTCTTTATCATAAACTTCTTGTAAAGCAATTACATCATACCCTTTTATTAAATTTTTTACATTTTCTAATGAATCTTCCATTTCAGAATTATTAAAATCATGTACATTTAGGGACATTACAGAATAATGTTTTTCCATTTAATATATAATTATATTAAATCTTCAAACTGATAATTCAGCACGATTATTTTCTTTATCTTTACATTTATTATGTTTCGTTGTGTATTTTTTTTGAACAAGAGAATCTATTAGTTTTTCGAATTCCATAAAGAGGTTTTTTTTTACATCAATTATATTCAAATATTCTTTTTCAATTCCATCCATAATATTTTTCCATCTATTCATTTTATCAAGTGTAAAATCACTATAATACTCATCTTTTTTCCATGGTTTCAAAAGATCAATTTGATAATTAATTCTATTATGTAATTCAACAAATCTTTCTCTAAGATTATGAACATTTTCTTTTTTTTCATCTAATTTAAAAAATTTAGCTAAAGAAAGTATTAAACCAGAATAAGTTGAAACACAAATAGTTGTAAGTGATAATGCCCTTTCAAAATTATCTTTATCAAGAATAGATTGAAGAAAAGTAGATCCCGTTGATACTATAATAACAGATGTTTGAACAATAGAATGATACCATTGAAGATTATCATAATACATATCTAATTTTTCTTTTGTTGATCTTGAATTATCAAGTATTTCATTTAATAACTTTGAATAAATATCTCTCTCAAGTTTTATCTTGTGTATTATTTCTTCTGAATGACTATTAAAATATTCAGGAGTCATACCTTCATCCACATCGTATACAATATCTTCATCATCTCTACTATCATCATCATATTCACGTATACTATTACGGTTAAAGGACATAATATAATATAATATATATAATATTATAATATGGGATGTATATTATCAATAATTAAAAAAAAAGAAGAACTATTAATTACTAATAAATATTGTTTTATGTGTGAAAAAGAATTTACATATAATATAAGTTATAACAGACACATTCCCCATTGTAACACTAGGTTTTCTTCAGGTACATAAACAATACTATAATAATACGCTTATCTTTCGTTTAAAATTAGCTGTAACACGGAGTTTTCTTCCACATAAACAGGGTTATGGGGATACCAAGATAAACAGAGTTTATAACATGCTGGTGAAATTGACCTTTGTGCTGATTGTTGTAATTGTAATATTTCTAAGAATGAATCAATAACACTCTGGAATTTAATTACTTTTAGATACTTTATCTTTTCTTTAAAATTAGCATTTGTATAACCGAAATTATTAGATTTTACACAAAAGTAATCTTCTCTTCTAAATAGTTTTATGAGAAAGCGAGATGCTTCCCGTTCATTTGCGTTATAAATACTTTTATTCAACCTTCTTCCAGGATAGTCTTTAATTATTTTTTCAAGGGTTGAAAATTTTTCTTGATCCAATATTTCACTAAACATATCTTCTTTTAAAGAAGCAAATGAACGATGATTATGAGTTATCGGATCTTTTTCTTGAAGGTGATCTTCAAGAAGGGAACCACATAAAGAAAGCATGGGAAACTTTTCAACATCAATTAAATTAAAAATCTGAAGGTTTTTGTAGAAAAGTCTTATTTCATCTTGTTCACTTTTTTCAAGGTACCGAATATAATTATAGATTTGTATAGTTAAATCTTTTGGAAGTTTAAATTTTTTTGATAGTTGACAAAAGACTTTTTTTTCATCATAACTTCCAATGATCACCATTGTTTTTATTTTAAAAGTTTTAATATTTTATAAATCAAATTTTAAAGTTTTGACATCGTATTAAATTCAAAAGGACCAAACATCCTTCCCTTTCTACAGAGTTTCAACGCTTCTTTGTAACTAACAAATCTCATTGGTTTAACTTTTAATCCGTCCATTGTTTTTGATCTTTGACGACATCTAAAAGAACCGCGTTCACCCTTCAGAACTACGATATGGTTATTAGTATTACGGGTAAAGAGTTCAAGCATTATTATTATTAATATTAATAATATATGATAATTTGTTTTTAAATAATATATTTGTAATATGTATAATGAATCAAGAACAAGAAGAACATTTTGATCCAAGATACTTTCAACAAGAAGAACCCCCTGCCAGCGCCTTCCTCTCCAATGCTATCATTGGGAGTAGTGGATCATTTCGCGAGGAGGCTCCGCCTAAAAAAGCTCGGCTAGGAGTCGGGGGAGTCGAGGGAGTCGAGGGAGTCGATGGAGTAGATTCTGGAAGTGAAGATGGTGTAGGCGTAATAAGTTTTACAGATGAAGGGGGGAGTGTTACATACTGGAAAAGAAATTTTATTGACCGTATAAATAAAAGTAAAAGTAAAAGAAAACCGAAAAGAATAGATGCAGCTCTCGAAGTAGATGCTTTATTTGCTAAATATGATAATGATCCAGGGACAGTCCTCCATAATTTATATGAAAAGGGTATTTTAAATCCCGGTGCCCAAAATAAACATGAAGCAAACGATTGGAGTAGAAAAAGTGCAAGAAAAGTAGCAGAAAAATTTTACCAAGAATATATTCAATACAATACAGAAATAAAAGATGATGAAAAAGAAGTATTAAGGGTTGCTTTAGTTGATGGTGCTCCATCTATAATATGTTCTAATGGAGGAAAACATACTGAATATGCCATATGTTTAACTCATATAGAGGCCGGTGAAGAAGATGGAGAAGTAGAAAAATTATTGATAAAAGCATTTACCCATGGTTTATTAACTCCGGGTGGATCAGCACGACAATTTCAAAGTAGAGTAATGTATAGACATCTAAGAGATATTATGGGAGATCCAGTAGATTCAACGAATAATAAAAATAAAGAAGAAATTAACAAAGCATTAAAAAGTATATTAACAGTATGGAGATTAAATATGGATGATCCAGGGGAAATTAGTGAACATGTTAAAAAGGCTGTTAAGGATGGTATTTGTTATAGAGGATTATTTTATAAAAATGTCGAAGAACTTAGATCATCCCCGGCTGGGAAAGAAAGAAGAATAGGATATAGACCCACAGAACACGCTACGTTAGTATCAACACATCCTGGAAATAGTCTAGAAGAGATATTAAAAGGTGTGACGGACAAGGAAGAGATTAAAACGATACTTGAAAAATTTTCAGGTACAATGTCAGTTGAACCAAGTCCTTTTGTAGATAATAAATCATTTATGAGTGAAGAAAATCCAAGACTTCTTAGTTTTTTTTACACAAAAAAGGGTGAAATAGTAAGGAACGGATGGTATAAATATGAAAATCATATTAGAAAAGGTGAGTTTCTGTCGCTGTCAGAAAAAGAAACTGAAGCAAAAAAAAGTATGATAAATATATTTATAAATGCTTTTGGCCTTCATTTAGAACGTGATTATGGTACTATTAATTTTTTTTTAAACGAGAATGGTTGGAAATTAGATAATACATTGAACGCATATTTAAATACAACTAAGATGAAACTCTTAATTGGTTTGGGAGAATACAATGTCGGTGTGAAATTAAAAGCAGCACAGGGGGCAGCGGTCGATGCTTCCAAAGAAGTTGAACTTACCAAAGAATTTGCACTTTCAACCAGTCACGCTTATATAGAAGCAGAAGACGAAGTTGAAAAAGCAAAAAAATTACTAGAAAAAGCAATGGAAAAAAAGAGAAAGAGAGGAATAGAAGCGCAACAAGCTGCGCTTGCTGCATCTGAAGCAGCCGAAGGGGCTAATATTGCGAATGCTTCTGTGAGTTCAACCAATATGGCTTATAGGATGGCAAACCAAGATGTTGGTGACTTGATGCGAACTAGTGGGGGTGCGAAAACGAATACTCGTAGAAAGAATACCCATAGAAAGAATACCCGTAGAAAGAATACTCGTAGAAAGAATACTCGTAGAAAGAATACTCGTAGAAAGAATACTCGTAGAAAGAATACTCGTAGAAAGAATAATCGTAGAAAAAGATAATAAAGTTTTTTTTAATATTTAATATATGGATTTTTCGGGCTTTTATTTGGATGATAATATTCTATTTAATATATTTAGTAAATTATCATTAAAAGAAAAAATAAAATTTAGTCATATAAATAGTTTAACATACAATAATTATGTACCAGTTATTAAAAATGAAATATATAAATTTATAAATAATGATTATTATCATTATTATCTTTTATTAAAATTGTACAACTATGATAATTATGAGATAAATAAGATAGGTTCATATACTATATCTAATATGAAGATAATAAAAGATATACGAGATAATAAATATAGAGACTTACGTTTCTTATTTGAAATTATCCTTAAAGGATATACTAAAAAATATGATAATGATAATAATGTAATAGATACAATAATAAATAAAATGATTAATTGTAAGCATTTTAATAGATTTGAAACTATTAGAAAAATATATCAAGAACCTATATTATTCTCATTGCGAAGAGATATTACAATAAAAGAACCTAAAGATTATTTACATATATATATTATCTAAAATTTGAAAAAAGTAATATTAATTTAATAAAACCTAAAAACCCAAACCTAAAAGAAAATGACTACCGATTTCCGCGACTGGTTGACTGTTGATGATGAGAGTTCTGTAAAGTGTGTTGTTAATGATGGTGATTTGAACCAGATTAATTTGAAATACAAACTCACTGATAAAAATGGTGATTTTGATAAATCTACCTTTGATTCTTATTCATATGATTTGGTTCATGTTGAAGCTATGCATGGTCTTGAAAATGCCTATCCAAAAGTTATTTGGACAACAAATTCTAATCTTTCTTGGTTGACATGGTTTAAATCAGATGAACTTGGATTTGAAGATGGTATTTCTTCAAAGATATTTTCATCTGAAGAAGTATATGGTTTGAATAAGAAGAAATTTCTCCTTCAAAATATTCTACAAACAAAAGTTCAAGCTGGTTGGGGAGATGTAAAAGATAGTTGGAAACTTTTCGGACTCGGGTACGGTGGGGACCCAGTACCGATTGAAGTATATGGAAAGACATATTATAATTGTCCTCCACCTAAGAAGATAATTCATTCTAAATTCTGTGATCTTGGAAAGAATAATATTGATTATGATAAAGTACTTGAATATGATTGTTATGCCCTTTGGTTGGATAATGGATATGATAAGAAACATTACAGAGTATATGGAATTTTCAATAGTCTAAATGGATTGGTTGTTAGAAGTCTTCAACTATATTGTAATCTATATGGTATAGATATTAGTTTTGAGATTAATAATTGGGACGAATATACTTATGAACAAATTGAAATGATGGATGGGGTTAGAGAAAAGTTTAATTCATTTGTGAACCTTTTGGAGTATATGAATAGTAATCCATTTAGTTTGAATGAAGAAACACTTTATTATGAAAAAGAACACAATGAATATGAGAAAGACTTTTCATATGAAAATATTGTATTGGCAAAATGGACTGATGGAAAGTTCTATTATGCGAGAATTGAACACGTTGATGAAGAAAATAACTTTTATGTATCATATATAGGATATGATGATACCTGTAAAGTAAATGAAGAAGATATTTTACAAGTTCATAATTGTCGAGAGATACATGAAGCTGAAGTCGAGGTAAAAAAGGCAGAACTAAATTTGAAAAAAGCAGAACTTCTTTTAAAGAAGAGTATATTTTATATGAAGTAATTACTCATTTACGAATATAATATTATTTTAAATTTATTTTTTTTTCATTTTCATTTTTAATATAATTGGGGTGATTAATAACATTGTTAATGATATAAATAAAATCCACGAAATAATAAACATTAACATAACATTAACAAAATCATATTTATCATCTATCATATCACCTCTTTTAGTTACTTCATTCACTTTATTATAGACCCATGGATAGTAATATGTAAATAGTAACGTTGGAATTAATAGAGTAAGAGATATTTGAATAAATCCAGAAATTAATTTGTTCATTTATTAATTAAACATATAATTTTATGGAGAAATTATAAAATTATTTTTAGGGATCAGGCGCAGAAGAAGGTTCAGAATCGGGATCAGAATCGGGATCAGGATCGGGATCAGGATCGGGTTCTTGACCTTGAATAACTGGTTCTGATTTATAGAAAGCAGTTTCTTTAGAAAGGGGACGTTGAAATTGTTTTCGAGCTGTATTAGGAAGAAATGAATTATCAATAACGGTATTATTATCTAAAGCATTTTCATCTAATATTTCTTTTTCAATATAGTAAAGTGTTTTCATATTAGTTGCATCTAATTTTACTTTTGGAGCAATTTTTTTATCATGATTATATACTTCTGCCCATCTAAGCGCACATAAGCACCAATTATCACCCGGTTTTAAACCTGGAAAGTTATGATTTTTATTTGGCGTTGATAAATCATTACCTTTTGATTTTGTAAAATCAAGAAATTCTTTTGTCATTTTAGCACAAACCGTATGAGTACCTTTATCATATTCTCCAGTATTACAGTATCCGTCTCTGTAAAAACCTGTCTTAGGATTTTTACTACATATTTTTAATAGTTTATTATTTATATTTAATTGTCTTGTGACTGTTTTTAAACGAGCATCTTTAGTTTCAAACTTTTCTACTAAACTACATATATCTGGAGAAAGAAGTACAAAAACAAATATTACAAAAATGATAATAAATAATTTATTCATATTATAATAATTTAATATATTAAATATTATGGAAAATTGTCCGATATGCTTTGAAGAATTAAATGATCAAACTATATCAACTTTAAATTGTAATCATTATTTTTGTGAAGAATGTTTAAACAAACTATTTGAAACTAATAAAAATCAATGTCCTATGTGTAGATCAGAAATTAAAGAATACCACAATAAAGAAGAAAAAACAAAAATTATATTTAAGATAATACCAAATGAAATAGATAATCGAGTACTCCAGCAATATAACGATAGATATAATAAAAGTCGGATAAAAAATTATCTATTAACAATACTATTATTGGCTCAATTGTATTTATTAATAAATTCATCTTATTCCCTAGATGATTGTAATCTATTAAATAAAGAATTATATAAAAACAATACTGAATTATTAAATAATTATAACGACCAATTACATGATAGAGAAACAACTATGGGGACATATATATATGATACTATTAAAAATGCATTAATATATTGTGAAATCCCCATATCATATATAAAAAAATGTAAATTGGATTATTGAGAATATTCATCCGAATCAGGCCTTCCATCTGGATATAATTTATTATCAAAATATTCAAATAGTTCTAAATAATCTTTATTATATTTTAGCATTTCTTTTTCTTTTTCAATTTCTCGTTTTGCTTGACCTTTTAACCATTGGGGATTAAATGCCAATACTTCATCTATTTTAGCATTATATTCTGGTCCTTGAGCACTAGATAGTAACCTTGATGAATTTGGAAAAGAACCAAATGACCACATAATTTCTCTTCCATAATTATCATATATAATTGAATCAATACTATTTACAATTTCTCGCATATTCGCATTACTTCTATGAATAAACCAATCATTCTGAACTAATCCCATAAAAAGTAATATCAAATATCTTTTAGTTCTCTCTACATCGAAATCGTGGTGATGTAATCTTTTATTTGATTCTTCGGGATTTAGTTCTACAATCCGTTTTAATTCATCAACAATATAGGGATTGTTTTCTAACTTATTAACTGATTCTTTATTAATTTGATCTTCCCAAAATTCATTGAAATCGTTATAATTGTGATTATTTTTATTATAAAAATATTCTACGTTACTAGGATCTTCTCTCAAATAATAATCTATCTTTTGTTCAGAAGATAAGTGTTTTACTTCTAACAAAGTTAAATACTCTTTTATTTTTTCCATTGATAATCCGGTTAAAGATTGTTCCCATGGTGGTAAGTATTCAGAATCGCTTTTAAAAGTTTGCAGATAAATTGTAGATGATAGATGCCTCCCAACAGTATCTAAAAATCTCTCAAAATTATCAGTAGTATTAAAGTATCTAAGTAGCTCATTATAATCTTCTGGTATGCCCATAGTGTACCATATTTTCATTATATCTTCTTTTGCCCATTCAGATAAATATTTATCTGGAACATCCGAAATTAAAGAAATTGCATTTAATCCACCTTGTCTATATCTTTCTTCGTTTTCAAGAGAAAAACCTAGAAAATATGTTTTTAAATTGATTGGAGTTGAAATAAATGTAGATATATATACTTTCGTTAGTAATTTATTATCACTACACGGCATTATAAACTTATCTTTAAAGTCCTTATCTTTATAAAGATGGATATCTGTTTCAGCTAATTTCTTGACACTATTACATTTCAGGATATCTAACTCACCTTTTTCTACATTTTTCCTTACATCAGAAATGTGATCAATCGCTTCATATGTAGTTTTTATAGAATCTTTTAACTCTGGAATCATTTCATTTTGTAATTTATAATGAGATATCATTTCATCTACTTTTGATTTGGGGTGATAATATTGTATGTCTTCTTCTTTACCATATACAGATTCATCATCACCTTCTTCTATTGGGTATAAAGTTGGAGGGAGTTTTTGATAATGTTTTGACATATCAACAGGACCTAATGATTTAACATTATTGCCTTTTCCCATATCTATTCTCCCTAATTTTGAACCCGAATAATCTGTATCATATAGATCTGCTAAATATTTTTTATATTCTTCTGGATCTTTTAAATATATGTCGGCTTGATTTAATAATCCATAATCAATATCATCAAAAATATCTGTACCTCTTTCTTTTTTTAATCCCATTTTTTGATACAAAACATCTTGTTCTCTTTTTGTTTTCATAATTTCTGTTAATGCTTTCTTATTTTTATTTCTAAATTGTGCCGCAGACCTTATATCATCACCATACATTTTTAGTTGTTTTTTATATTCGGAATCACTATATTTTTCCCCCCATTGAAATAAATGATCATCTTTAGGTTGATTAACATCATTATATTCAGATTGTAATGTTTTTAATTCCTCTAATAATTTATTTTCATCTGAATCTAATTCTTCTGGAGTTTTAAAGTTTGGACCAAACATATATTTACCTATTATTTTTTTGGAAACATCATCATCTCTAAAAATCTCGGCAATACTTAATTCCTTAGGGGGTTTTGGTAATGATTCATTCATTTTAAGCATCTGTTCTTGTAAAGTGTCATAATCCTGAATACTAACCGTGGATTTTTTTTGTGGTCTTTTCTTTGATCTCTTCTTTCTTCTAGATCTAGATCTAGATCTTCCCCTACCAGTTTGTTTAAATGAACGCATCCTTCTAGATCTTCTAGATCTTCTAGATCTTCTAGACCTTCTATTTGTTCCAGACCTTTTAGTTATTCTTGGCTTTCTACGTGTTTCCATATACTTATAAACAATATCTTTTTTAAAAAAATGTTATATCTAAATAGAAATGGAAAGCGAGACTTTACATAATGAAATATCTGAACTTGAATCTGAAAATAGTTATCTTAAAAAAGATATACGGACTTTAAATTTAGAAATTAATTCATTAAAAGAAAAAAATGAAGAATTAAAAAAGATAATAGATACGTACAAAGTTAAAGAAGATGAAAAAATCGAAGAAAGATTATCATTAACATTTAAGATAGAAGAAAGTGAAGAAAAATTAGATAAATTAAAAAATGTAGTTGATGAAGTAATGTTAAGATTAAATGATTCACTTGATATTATTCAGGATCGTTAATTAAACAATTACATTGTGGATATTTTTCATATAATTTTTGTATACTTAATTCTTTCATTTTAGCTTCTATCATAATATCAATATGTACACCATATTTTTCTGGTATTTCTAAAAGATACTCTGGTAGTACTTCAATATAATCGCTATGATGACCAACTTTACCTTTACCTTGTTCTGAAACATGAAACTTTGGTTTTATTTGTTTTTTTTCCCATGTTTTAAGAATTAGAGGTATATAATATTCCGGTGGTTCAAATTCTTCATCTGGATGTAATTGACAATAACAATGATAATGATGAGTATCAAAAACTATAGGGACACCTGTTATTTCATGTATTTCTAAACAATCTTTAATTGAATAACACTTTTCACAGTTTTCTAAAACTAATCTGTTTCTTATATTATCTGGTAATTTTTTATAATTCTCTGACCATCTTTGAATCGCATTTGGTTTGTCTCCATAAAATCCACCACCATGGATAACCATAACAGAATCTTTACCCATACCCATTAAATCAAGTACATTTGCTTCATGGGCGAGAGTTTTTATTGTATTTTCAACGTATTTTGTAGATGGACTACCGAGAACATTATATTGACCGGGATGACAAGTTAACCTTTGATTATAACTTTTAGCTGTATCTCCAATTTTCTTTAATAGACCTTTTACAAATGTCAAATTATAATCTGGTACTTTTGGATTTGTTTTATGTGGAAATATATCACTCGATAGTCTGAATACTTTAATACCATTTTGTTCATTCCACTCTATCATTTTCAATAAATCTTGAAGATTCTTACATATTCTATTTTTTAATTCAATCATACCTTTTTCTTCTATTACTCTTATTATTATTTTACGAGAGCAATATACTTTGTATTCTTTTTTTAGTGTCGTATTCATACAGCATAACCCTAGCTGAACTGGAAGATTTTTTGACATTAATATTATAATGGTTTACAAATTAAAAATAATATATAATCAAATTTATAATATTTATGGAAGATATGGAAGGACTTATGAGAGTATTTATAGCACAAATGGAGTCGTCAATGAAGATATCTAAAATCATATCAAAACATTTCAAAGAAGAAAAATTATCACCCGATTCTGTTGTAATCGGATTAGTATACAGATTATTATACCCTATGACAGATGAAGAAATAAAAACATCTATGGAAAGAGCAGAAGAAATAATGAATAGTGAAACATCTGATTCTGAAGAAGAAGAATTAGAAGAATCTGAAAGAGAAAAAGAAATGAGAAAAGTTAAACATCCGTTTTGTAATTGTGATATTTGTATGAAAGCAAGGTTAAGTTTAATAAATTATGAATCACATGAAAGTTACGAACCTCTTACAATTATGTTTAAAAATGCAATTGATAAAGCATGTGAAGTTAATAAATTAACTATCTAATTCATTCTTATAAAACCAATCGGAAAAGAAAAACTGATTATATCCCTTAGATCCATTATTAATAATATTCTCAAAATTAGCCATTCTATCGTATCCATTACTACCCCCATCCGGATGGAAAAATAAAAGGTGTGAATCTAAATCACAAGATATAACCTCAATATGACCCATACCCATATAACGATATCCAATATCAAATACTTTATTTTGACCATTATTACAATAATTTTTATATATCTCTATTGCTTTATCTAAACTCATAATAACCCATTCAGCAAGATAAATTTCTTTTTTACTATTTCCAAGAATATCATAAATTAAAGAAATATTTCTATTAATACCTTCTGGAATATCTTTTATAATATTATGGTCAATTTCAAAATTTCCTTTTTCATTATCTCTAGAAAAAAAAGGTTCTTGTGTTGAATCATAATTTTCACTTGATATCTTGGCTTTTTTCAAGACTTCCATTATATTATTTAATTGTTTTCTTGTTAACATACTCGTATATATATATATATAATTAGTATCTATTATTTAAATATTAATTTTTCCCACACCGATGATTAATGTATTGTTTTGATACAGTAAACATATTTATATTAAAGATGTAAAATTATTTTAAAATATTATCAAATTTATTAAGATCTGAATATTGTGATTGATTATCTTCTTTTTTACTTGGAACCAATCCAGAAACATTCATATGTCTAAAAGGGTCTGATGAAGTACTCATTATAATATAACATACAAAAAAAAGGTCCACCACCCTTCTTTTATTACACATCCTGCTGAAAAAGCCTGCCCACGCAATCTCCACTCCGACACTTATATGTTTGATGCGCCATTGTGGTTTAGGAGTTCGCGATTTATCTCATTCTCACCCGAAATGGGTTATTAGCTTGGGAGATACCCCCCTTTTAATACAACAGGTATTCATATGGTTCGGGCAACCAATCTGGCGACGCCCCCAAATGTGTAAAAGACCACTTCCCCATTAGAGAAGAATATCTCACAACCGACCTATGTCGAGTAAGTCCTCACACACCTCCGAATCATCTTAACTCCTCGAAGTATGAATATTTTGGCCACAAGCTACTCGGACCAGTGCTCATCAGTATTGCCTCATCTCGTGGTGAGGTCACTGAGACTTCCTTTGAGTAGGGAAGTTTTCAATCATTAATAATTCTTTGGTCTTTTTATGCACAAAGACACCTTCTCCACCCCCCCCTATTTAATCAGGATCAAATATCTACATCGGATTCCATTTGATTTTTATTAGGTTAAAACGCGGTTGTTGTTCTTCCCTACAAAACGGCAGGGTATGAGTTAAATGTTTAATAATCTTAAACATGATAATTCAAATTTTGAAGTATATATATAGAAAGATAAAGATCATAAAAAAAGGTCCACCTCCCTCTTTTCTTTCTTTTTTTTTGTCTTTTCTGATTTTATCTCCTCATCTCCCTCCCGCCTCATTCCCCCCCATTAGGTTCATTCCAGCGAATCCCTCTTTTCTTCGTGCTTCTCCAGCATTTCTGAATCGGACCAATCAATCCCTCCGACTCCATCATCCTCTCCCATGAGATCGAATGTATCTGGATCAACAATATCTCCATCTTCAGTCTTCAGATACTTTACACCTTCGAAGATGTATGGTGTATTTCCATCTTCATCGGCATCAAGTTCTTCATCTGACTCCTCCTCAGCAAACTTCTTCTTCACCGCTTCCCTTGCCGCGGCACGCTTCTCAGCCGCCGCAGCGATCTTTTCTTGCTGCTCTTCAAGAGAGGTCTTCTTTTTCGATGGTTTCTTAGAACCTTTCTCCATCGAAGACTTCTTCTGAGCTTTCATCTTCTCCATCTTCTTCTTCCTTTCGAGGCGCTTCTTCTCAGGATCAACTTCTTCATCCGATTCAGGTTCTTCAACCTTCTTCAGTTTCTTCGCTGCCTTCTTCTTCGCCTTCTCAGCATCCTCTTCAGGATCAACTTCTTCATCCG